GTGGACTCATGGCATGCCTTCTGGTTGTCTTCTTACTGCTAGCTTTAATACTTTGCTTAACCAATTTTACTTTTACTATGCTTGGGATGAGCTCGCTCCTCCCAAATTTCGTGGTTTTCGCAGTTATTTAGATCATGTTCGCGCTAATTTTCAAGGTGACGATAATGTTCTCGGCGTATCTGATGACGCCATTCATTTTTATAATCATCATACTCTACAAAAGTGTTTTGCTGCTAAGGAATTGATTTATACTGATGCTCTCAAAACTGGTTCTGCTATGCCTAAATATCTCGATTTCAGTCAAATATCCTACCTTAAACGTTCTCCGATTTTCGCCGATTCCTATCCTTATGAGTCTCCTCGTTGGGTATGGGGACTTGATAAAGAAGTCATTCTTGAAATGCCTAATTGGGTCTCGAAATCCGATACCCAAAAACACTTAATACCTCAAGTTGTTGATGACTGTCTCCGTGAATCCTCTATTTGGGGTGAAGAATTTTTTAACGACAACTGTGATAAATTAAAAGCTGCATGTATGACTCATAAAATTCCCTTTCATTCTGATGGTTTTATTCGAACTCGCCAATTTGTTCTCTCCGGAGAATATCAACCTTTCTGTTAATACTCCAGGATGAATGGGGCCACTCCTAAATCAGACATATGGGAATGGCAGCAAAGCCTGAATCATCACAATTTATTTGTTAGAGAGAGAAAATTTGTTTTTCTATTAATCAGTGTGTGCTCTCTTCTGGTTTTATTTTAAAGGCTACTGATTTGTCTGCGCTTAGTTAGAGACTAATTATACTCTATCTTTCTGCGTTATTGTATTTAATTGCTACTATTTTATCTAATGTTGCTGCTGGTGCCGTTGCTGGTGCTACTAATTCTCTTGTTGGCGAAATTGAAACTGCTATTTCTATTGATCCTGCTACACAAAATCCTTCTTCTATTAGTTCTACTGCGTCGACCTTTCTCGGCGTCAGGGACGAAACTGTTACTACACAATCTTTCACACAATTTCGTTCCGAGACTGACACAATTGAGGCTATTGTTAATACAACTCTTCCAGACACTGTTAGTGATAACAGATTTGATGCAAAACGTATACTTGGAAACCCGCGTATTCTTAAACAAGGAAGTCTTTCTTATGAGTATCAAATATCTCCTTACAATTCCTTCGACTTCGGATACACCTTCTTCAACAAAACACCAGTTAAAGATATAGTTAAAAATTTCGTTGGCATGACTTTTACTATGTGTGTCGACGTCAAAATTTCTACAGATCCTTATCAGTCTGGTATGTATTATTTAGTTTTTATTCCTCCTGGCTATTCTAAAAGAACTCGAATTTTCGATACAGATACTACTACTAATACTCATCTTAAAGTTATGACGTGTTGTGAATTTTTGCCGCACGTCGAAATAGATATTCAAGAAAACCCTACTGGTCTGTTAAAAGTAAAATTTTATTTTCCCGTTAATTATTATGAAGTTCCTACTCTTGCAAAAGCTAATACTCTTGGTCAATTTGCTTTACTTTCTTCTGTTGCTGGCTCCCAGGTTACAGGTACTCCTGAATTCACTATGTTAGGATGGTTGGAAGATATTGAGTTTCGTTTTCCTGGTGATTCTGATACTGTTACTCCTGCTCTCTCTAGAACTAAGCGTGTTGTTCCCGATTCTATTAGTGAAGTTGAGATTCCTAAACCCATCAGTTCTATTCCCAGTTATATTAGGGCTCAACCTCAGGGACCTGAACTTAAACCTCATATCATTGGTAAATCTCTAGTTACTCAAGTTCGTTCAGAAATGACTACACCTTTTAATCTTATAGACGATCTTCAAGGGCCT